GTTGACCGCTGCATTGAGGTCTTGTCTGACTCCATGGGAAAGCTGCCTATCTATGTGATGGATCGGACAACCCGAAAGCGGGTTGAGAATCATCCTCTTAACGAGATGCTCACGCTTCGGCCTAATGAGGCACAGTCCCCGACCGTGGCAAAGAAGATGATCGAGGCAAACCGAAATTGCGGCGGTAACGGCTATGGCTGGATTATCCGCGACGGCGCTTCGCTTCGACCGAAGGAGTATTTGCCGGTACCCTATGAGCTGGTGACACCGTGGCTCGACACCAGCGGGAAATTGTGGTACACGGTGATTCATCCGTTTACGGGTGAAGTGATGACCGTCCACCGTATGGATATGATTCATACCATGGCGTTTACGCACAACGGCTATAAGGGCATCAGCGTGCTGTCCAGAGCAAGTGAGGTTGTAGGCGCGGCCAGAGCGGCGCAGCAGTATAACCTCAACTACTACGCAAATGGCGGGCAGCCGGCAGGCGTTTTGGAGACCGAATCCGATTTGAGCGGCACGGTGTCCATCAAGCTGGCCGACGGTACGACCGAGCAGATCAGCAAGAAGGATCTGATCCGTAACGAGTGGGAAAAGCGTCACTCTGGCCCTACCAACGCCCAGCGGGTGGCTATTTTGGATTATGGCCTGAAGTATACGCCCATCTCCATCAGCAACAAAGATGCGCAGTTTGTAGAACAGAGTGAGTTGTCCGTTCAGGACATCGCTCGGTTTTTTGGCGTTCCTCTCTATAAACTGCAGGCCGGCAAGCAGTCCTATAACTCCAACGAGCAGAACGCCATCGAGTATGTCGTTTCTACGCTGCACCCCATTGTGACGCAGTATGAGGAGGAATTGACCTGGAAGCTGCTGCCTGCGGCAGAGGCCGCCACTATGAAGATCCGAGTCAATATGATGGCGGAGCTGCGCGGCGACTTCACAAGCCGGGCGTCCTGGTATAAGGCTATGCGAGAAATTGGCGGATTTAGCGCCAATGACATCATGGCTCTGGAGGATATGCCCGATGTTGAGGGCGGCGATGAGCGATATGCTTCTCTGAACTATGTACCGCTGTCTGTCTGGCGGGAATTGAGCATCAAACGAAATGGAGGTACCGAATGAGAGTCCAACTGAATGGGGAGGTAATCCCCAGCGAGTATCAGTGGCTGTATGACTGGTTTGGTATCAGCGCCTTTTCGCCCGCTGTGGTGAGACAGGCGGTGGAAGCCAACCCGGCCGGGGAGGATTTGGAACTGGAGATCAACAGCGGCGGCGGCAGCGTCTTTGCCGGTTTTGAGATCTACAGCATCCTCCGGGCAGCCAAATGCAATACCGTGGCCATGGTGCAGAGCCTGGCTGCCAGTGCTGCATCCACCGTTATGGTCGGATGCCGGCGTGTTCTTCTTTCCCCGGTGGCCCAGGTGATGATCCATCTGCCGGCAACTCGCACCGAAGGGAACCAGCGCGACCACCAGGAGAGCCTGCAGATGCTGGATAGCATCACGCAGTCGATTCTGAATGGGTATCAGCTGCGTTGCGGCAACAAGGCCAGCCGGGAGCGGCTGGAAGATCTGATGAACGCCGAAACGTGGCTGCCGGCGCAGGATGCCATTGAACTGGGTTTGGCTGACGCCATTATGGTGGATGGAGAGGATGCAGATGCATCCGTTTTGCCGCTTAGTGTTGTCAACGCGGTGGGCGGCGGTATCCGCGCCCTGGCCACTAACGCGGTTTGCCGTGACCCTGCAGCGCTTATGGTGCAGTATCAGCAGATGGTTGCGGCAGGCATTAAGCCGGCCGCAGAGGGCCATCCTGTTGAATTGGCGCCCCCGGCCACTCCCGACGCAAAACCTGCACCCAGTAATTCTGTTGCCCCTGCAGACATGGAGTCTGCTGTAAGTGATGATTGGCGGAATGAGGCCCGCCTGACCATCGAAAAAAACCGATTTTCTTAAGGAGGAAAACGACTATGAGACGCAAACTTATTAACCTCGCAAACCAGCGTACCACCGCCCTGCAGGAGGCTGAAACCGCTCTGCAGGCAAACAACCAGGCCGACTATGAGTCTGCCATGGCCCGCGTGACCAATCTGAACACCGAGATTCAGCGTGTCCAGGATCTGGTCACTGAGCAGGAGCGTCAGATTGATCTGCGCCAGCCTTCCGCTGCCGAGGCCCGCGATATGGCCGAGGAGCGCGGCACCGCCCTGATGCGCGGTGACGCCGTCAACTTCACTGCAAGCGAAGTGCGCCGCGCAATCAACTCTGTCACGCTGGCTACCGGTACCCTGGTCACGCCTACCGGCGCCGGCAGCGAGATCCGTGATCCTGTTGGCAATGGCGTCAGCTCCATCGTCGATCAGGTCTTTGTTCAGGATCTGACCGGCATGACTTCTTTCCTGGAGCCTTATGTGATCGAGGAACTGAATGCCAATGGTGGCACCCCCGCCGATCTGGCCGGTACTGCCCGCACTGCCAGTGATCCCACCTTTGGCGTGGCTGAAATCAAGCCCTACGAGGTGAACGTGACCAGCTTCGTCGACCGCAACATCTCCCGCCTGTCCCCTGCGGACTACTACAACAAGATCTATGGAATGGCTATGCGTGCCCTGCGCCGCAAGGTGGCTGCCCTGATCGTTAACGGCGATGGTGCGGCCAGCCCCACGTTCTACGGCATTACCGGCGCCAAGAACAAGGCCGGCGCGAATATCTTCGCCGAGAAGGCTCTGGCCGGCATTGATGCTACCACTCTGGATGAGCTGTACTTCGCTTACGGCTCCGATGAAAGCCTGGGCGGCAACAGCCGCCTGCTGCTCACCAAGACCAACCTCAAGGCCATCGGCGCCCTGCGTGGTACCAATGAGAAGCAGCGCCTGTTTAAGATCTCTCCCGATGCCGGCAACGCCAACACCGGCGTGATCAGCGACGGTGGCGTGATCATCCCCTACACCCTGGTCAGCGACGTCGGCGACAGCACCCTGCTGTATGGCGATCCCGTCAACTTCGAGCTGGGCCTGTTTGGCGATTACTCTATCCGCGTGGATGAGTCCGTCAAGGCCGTGGAGCGCATGGTGGCCATCCTGGGTGACGCTTTTGTCGGCGGCAACCTGATTCGTCATCACGGCTTCGTTGTCGGTACCGTTGGTGCCGGCGAAGGCTAATAAAGGAGGATATAGCTATGGCTAAGAACGAAAACCCCGTCCCCGTTGAGGAGCTGCAGAAGCAGCTGGAAGATGCACAGGCCGCGAATGCGGCTGCGCAGGAGGAAAACGCAGTCCTGAAGGCTGAATTGGAGCAGCTGCAGCCCACCACCAAAGTTGCCGTCATTGACGCCAAAAAGGGCCTCAATATCCGCAGCGGCCCCGCCAAGACCTATGACATTCTGGCAACTCTGCCCAACGGCACTACCGTGGAAATTCAGCAGCTGCCTGGCAAGGTTGAAGTGCCCGGCTGGGCGCTGATCCAGGTGGGCGATTACATCGGCTGGGCGATGGTGGAGTTCCTGAAGGCTGTGGAGTAAGCCCAGCCGCAGGAGGTATTCATTATGGCCACTATCACTGATGAAGAGCTGAAGGCAGTTAAACAGTTCATGAAGCTGGACGGCGTTGATGATGACGATGATGTCGTCAAGGCTTTGTATGCCGCAGCGAAGATCTATCTGAAGAATGGCGGAGTCACTCTGCCGGATGAAGATCCTGAACTGTATAACCTTGCTCTTTGGAGTTTGACACTCCATTATTACGACCACCGGGACGCCGTTGGCAATGAGGCTGCCATCCCGATTGGCCTGCGGCCCATCATCAACCAGCTGAAGCAGGATGCGGAGATTCTCCGTAGCATCAGCACTTAACAGGCCAGAGCGAATGAGCGCCGGAGCCACCCCCGCAAGGGGCGGCTCCGGTTTTTTCGTTTCCGGGAAAGGAGGCAAGCATGATTGACCCCGGCAAAATGCGGCACCGCATTACGATCCAAGAATTTACCGGTGCGGCCGACAGCTTTGGAGATCCTCTGCAGCGTGACGACGCTGAATGGAAAGATGTGACCACCCTCTGGGCGGCCATTGATCCGGTCAGTGGTAAGGAGTTTTATGCAGCTGAGCAGAGCCAGAGCGAGGTTACCCACAAGATGCGCTGCAGGTATCGAGCGGGCCTGACCACGGCCATGCGGATTAAATACGGCAGCCGTAAATTCAAGATTATTTCCATCATCAATTGGGAGGAACGCGGTGAGAGCCTGCTGATCATGAGCAAGGAGCTGGTGCCCTGATGGCCAATGCAAAGCTGACTTTTTACCTGAATGATCTCCCGAAGTTCTACGCAACGCTCAACCGCGTCGAGAAGGTGCCGCAGCGGGCCGTTACCAAAGCGGCGGGCAAAGGAGCCACCGTTGTGCGAAAAGCTGTGCGCGGTACCGTGCCGGTTGATACCGGCGCTCTGAAGCGCGGTATCGTCCGTAAAGGCGAGCGCAGCCGAGTGAAGGGAAAAAAAGTCTACGATCTGATGTTTGATCCTGGCATGAACGACGTCTTTCAGAAGCCTATCAAAAATCCCGGCGAGGCTGGCGGAGGAAGTAAGAAGGGCTATTACCCCGCTTCGATGGAATACGGCTTTCTCATCCGCAGTAAGGGCGGGGGCTTGAGTTACGTCCCCGGCTATCACTTCATGCGTGAAGCTGCAGAGAGCAGTGCGTTCCCGGCCAAACAGGCCACGATTAAGGCGTTCACCGCCGAAATGGAGAAGGAGTGGAGAAAATGACGCCCGAACAGGCTATTTTGACCGTTCTGGAGCCGATAGACGGACTCCGGGGCAAGGTATACCCCGCTGAAGCGCTGAAAAACGCTACAGCACCCTTTGTTTTTTACCTGCAGCACTCGGACGATGAGGAAGAGACCCTGGAAGGGCCGACCGGCCTCATGTCTGCAGTCTTTGAGATCAACTGTGTCGCACAGAGCTATGCCACATTGATTTGGCTTGTAGGCGCCGTGCGACCGGCCCTGCAGTCTATGCAGGGCAATACCTATGAAGGGCTGCTCATTGAGCGGGCCAGCGTCCGGCAGGCTTCCCCGGACTTGAAGGAAAAGGAAGTCGGATTATATCGACGGATGCTCCACCTGGAGATCCATTATCAGAAGGAGGAAAACAGCAATGAGTAAATCCAATTCTGTCGGCACCAAGCTGATTGTGAACGGTAAGACCGTGGGTGGCCTTACCAGCATCGGTGGCATTGAGGTCACCGCAGAGTCTATCGACGTGACCGATCTGGCCAACGAAGACGGTTACCGCGAGAAGCTGCCCGGCTTCAAGGATGCCGGCGAAGTTACC